TAAGGCCCATAGACCTAATCCAACATACATCGTACATTGCATTGTGAAATATCTTAATTGCAGGTGTTTTTAGTACATCTGTAAACCAGTTTAGAACCATTTTAATGTCCATATTACCACCACCTTCGTGAGCAATAGGATAATATCCAGACCAACCTTCTACAGCAACAGCTACACCTACAACTTTACCATTACCTACTATGGCTCCAGAGCCTGTAGATTTTAAATCTGGGTCCTTGGTCTCTAAGTCAATTGCAATCTCATCATACTTTGATAAGTCAGGAAAAGATTCTGGTGGTAACCACTCAGTTTGAGGTTTAAACACAGGTTTCATTTTTTAGTATCTTTCATTTTTTTGATTTCTAAATCACAATAGTGTTTTATCTTCTCCAGATCTTCTATCTTATTTTTGTGTAAATATCTACAAACATATTTGATAACATTGCCTTGAAAAAAAGAGAGATCATTCTTTGAAATAAATTCATACGGTTGTATCTTAAATTTTTTGTAATGTGATCCTCCTATTTGTTTGTCTTGTGGGAATGATTCATCCCAATCATTTTTATGTGTCATAGTTCATATCCTCCTCGTTTAGCGTATATTATATGTAATGATTCTTTTGCTCTTGTTGCTCCAACATACATCAGTCTATGTTCATCAGTTGGATCTTTTTCGTACGCATCTAAAGATGCTTTTGTTAAATCCATAGGAAGTATTACATTCTGACGTTCGTTTCCTTTTACACCATGTATGGTAGCTAATTTTATTCTTGCACCTTTTTTTAAATTCTCACCTTTACTTAAAAGATCTTCTATTTTTTTAGTTTCTACTTGACCCATTCTTGAAAAAGCTTGTTGCCAGGGAGCTTCTGTATTTAATCCAAAATTATTTTTCAAAGAATCCAAGTCATACATTTTATTTGGGACCATTGCTTTAAATAATTTATTGGTCCATTGTTTGTTTAACATCTTCTTTTTTATATTGTGGCACTCGTCATAAGACAAGAACACTCCTTTTTTTAATTTATTTTCATATAAATCAATTGCTTCAAACTTATCTGTCAAAGGATTATGTTTTTTTATTCTTTCATAAAAGATATTATTATCTTGAAAGTGTTGTTCAAACTCATCAAGTTTAAATCTATCCCTACCAAGAACTAACCATTCTCCTTCTGATAAATCTATTTGATCTATTGCATCATGGTATTTTACAACTCCTCTTTCCTTTGTTGGATACCAAGTTTTTTGTATTCTTCTTGTTGGGTGTATCTTTCCTATAATTTTATTTGCAAAATTAAATATATTTATAGGTACACGGTAAGACTTATCTAGAACTTCTTTAGTACCTTTTAGATTTAAAAAACTCTCTACGTCTGCACCTCTCCATTTATAAATACACTGGTCATCATCTCCTGCAACATATAACATGTCAGAGTTATTTTTAATTCCTTCAACAACTCTCCACTGCATCTTAGATAAATCTTGTGCCTCATCTACAAACGCAACTTTTAATTTAGGAAACTTATTTGAATCAACCAGTTCATTTATCATGTCTGTAAAATCAATCATGCCTGGTCTATCTCTTTTAAAATTATTTATAGCGCTTTCGAATCTTAGTAAATCTTTTTTATCTATATCTTCACTGTGTTCTGCAAGATTATATTGTTCTGTAACAGATATGTTTTTTGATCTAGCTAATTCTATTAATGAAAGGTGCGTACTATCAGAGTTAAATATACCACCCTCATCTTCATTCCAAGATGCATATTTTAATTCAATCCCACACTTCCTACCTATTTCGGTATAATGTTCACTCTTCATTACTTTTTGTTTGTCGTACTGTAATTGTTTAAAACCAAGAGAGTGTAGTGTTCTAAAATAAGGAAGATCTTCATAACCTAACTTAAATTGTTTAAACATTCTTCTCTGTGCTTCTTCTGCAGCATTTTTACTGAATGTAAAATAACCAATTTTTGCAGGGTCAACCCCATCTTTTATATATCCTTCTACCTTCTGTATCAGTTTGTGTGTTTTACCGGTTCCTGGTGGTCCAAAAATTATATGTGTCATTAGTAATTATGTGTCTTTGCGAAACTCTTTTCCTTGTAGTTATCTTCCTTCTTATCAAACTGAGGTACAACAAAAACAGATATCTTTGCTTTTGTAACTCTTTTAGTAAAACATTTTAAATTATCTCTAAGCATTTGAGATGTTCTTTGATACGGAACCTTCCAATGGTTTCTTAGTAAAAATTTATTGTAAAAATTATCAAATACAAAGTAATGAAAACCTTCATCAGTAAAAGTACCACCCGTTTTTATTTCATCTATCTTATCTTTTTGTATTCTGTTCAAACAATAGTCTTCCAGGTAATTACCTAATAGATCTTTAGTGCTAGTTCCTTCTGCAGGTTCTGTAACTTCTGCATTTTTTAATAATATGTTTGTAAGTTTTTTCCATTCATTAGTTTTTAATGTAGGTGGATTGTTTCTTAATTGTTTTACACACTCTTCTTGAAACAAACTTTGATTAGTTATGTGTTTTGCTGAATCTAAATATAATCTATCTCCATCAACATTCATATAGTAGTATGGTTCTTCTAGGTTAACTACTTGTAAATCTGTTAGACTTGGAAATATTACTTCTAATCCTATACCAAACTTTCTAGACTTACATAATTTTTTATCACAGAGACTACACATGGGTTGATCATTACACTTATATCCCCATTCTTTTTTGTCGTGTTGCTTTGTAATTATACTTACTTCTGTATCTGACAAGGGTTGTTCCATTGCAGTTTCATTAAATACTATTACTTTTGATTTCCAATTCTCGGGCCATTTTTGTTTTGCATATACACCATAATGAAATAGTGCATTGTTTCTACCACCCTCACCTATTTTATTTTGTGCCATAAGTTCTATACACGGTGGTCCATCAGAGAACGGAGTCTCTGGTCTTTCTATTTTTATTTTACTGATGTCTTGTTGTTTATATTTTTTATGAAGTTCAAAAAAAGCATCTATACTAGCAGCTTCGCCATTCTCCATAAAGGCATATCTTGTTGTCTGACCACAATTAAAGTATGGTAAATTTAAAAAGTTTCCTGTATCATCTTTTGATTTTAATTCTCTTTGTTTAGGAAATACTTCTGATCCACCATAACCTAGTACAGATCTAATCTCATTAAGTTTATCTTGCATCAAACTTGCTGATACATAATCTTCTGTAAATAAAAATACGTGAGCACCACCCGACTTTGATCTACATACAATCAAAGGTAATTTAAATTGTGCTATTTTATTTATTAATTTTTTGTGATCAAACTCTGCATAAGAGTCTATATCAATACAACCCCATTTACATTTGTTATCATCATTAATAGGTATTACACCTAAACTTTCTAAACCATCTAAATGTTTTTGCCATAGGTCATCGGTTACTGTTTCTCGTTTAACAAATGATTTACCTTTTACCTTATTACCATCACCATTAGATTCACCTACTACAGTGACACCATGTGCACGGTCTAATCCATCAAATATATTTTTAAATCTTTCTATCATACAAAATAAAAGTGGGCGTTTCCACTCTCGCTTAAACGCCCACTACCTAGGATACTGGTTAGTAATTAGAAGAACTTTTTGTAGTTTCTTCCGTACTATGTTTAGCTTGTACTTCACCTTTGCCTACAGATTCTGCAAAAGATTTTGCCATATCATATATAGCTTTATCTTCTATAGGACTAACTTTAGATACATCCCAACCAAACCATGTTCCTTTGTCGTTAGACATCTGAACGGTTGATAGTTTATAAATGTGGCTGTAAGTTGGCGGTGTGAATAAACCGTTTTTACCTTGCATCTTGATACCCATCATCATTGAGTTCCATTTTCTACTAACTTTAAGTTGAGTAGACTTCATAGAAATCAAAGCTGTTTGTGGGTTCTCACCAAGAGTCAATACAAAGTGACTAGCTGTGTTATCGAGATAATTACCGTTTGGTAATCTGTCTTTATAATCTTTACCTCTAGTCGTCTGACTTACAATGTCACTATCTGCCTCGTGCATTGCAACAGGTGCACCTGTACTGGTACCTCTGTCTTGCCATTCGATGTACTGTCTTTTGTAATGACATGGCACAACATTTAATGTGTCATACAATTCATTAGTTACAGTATTTATTATTTTGCCAGGTTCTGCACCCTTGACATATTTACCATCACGCTTGTTTACTTCCGGTGATAGTTGGCCCAGAATTTTTAAGAATGGTAACGCAAGATCTTCTTGCGATATATTCTGAGCGCCTTGTGATGCATCAGCTTCCATATCAAATGTTGCTAACGCATTATTCTTTTTTTCTGCTACTTGGTTCATGTTTATTGTTTCCTTTTTATTGTTGTCTTATTTCCAACAAATACGTTGAAAAGTTCCGTTGGCATTTCTTTACCTGCCTCTAAACGCTCACGGACTAGCGCTTTGAGAGTCATGGGCTCAACCTTCAACTTTTGTGTTGGTTGATACCCACGCTCTTCTGCAAGAGCAGCATAATCAGCTGCCTTGTTATCCTCGTTACGACCAAAAGATACGGATATCTCATTTTTGATTATATCTCCTAGTCCATTGTTACGAAGCCAGTTAAATGCAGCATCTTTGTTAGCAACAGTTATGCTTGCACTATAATTTGGTTTTACATCTACTGAAGAACCATCCATAAGTTTAAGATGAGATAAACCCATCTCTGCCATCATAGTTGGAATTACTTCTCCAGATAAACGATCAAATTCTTTTTTTAAATCTTTAAGATTCTTTTCGCTTGTCTCTATTCTTTTACTAACACCTTCTAACATTTGTACTTGATCAGCCAGTGTTTGTAAGTTACCTGTCTTTTGTATTATCTCTTGTTGATCTTTTTCAAAGTCAATATTACTCATCTGTCTTTCCTCTTTCATATAAGTTGATTTGAATAGGATAATATTTTCTTTCTTGCTTATCCCATTTTAGTAAATTGTATTTACCATTTGTTATGTCAGAAACTATAGAACATGCTACTCCAATAATTGCAGGATCACCCGTTAATAATAAATAATCATCCGTTGTAAAATCTTTTAAACCTTTTCTAAGTTTAAAAATTAATGGTCCAGGAGAAAAAATTATTTGTGATAACTCTGGTAATAAAAAAATAAAGTCATTGGTTGTAGAATAAGAAGATGCACCCATAATATTTATTTTAGGTCTACCATCAGCACTACCAGCAATTTCTTGTATTACATAAACTTTTTTTTCTTTCATGCTTGACAATATAGTGTCGAGTTGTTATTCTGTCAAGTAGAAAGAAGAACAATTATGAACTATAAATTTAAAACAAAACCATATGCACATCAAATGACTGCTTTAGAAAAGTCATGGAATAAAGAAAATTTTGCATACTTTATGGAAATGGGTACAGGCAAAACAAAAGTATTAATTGATAACCTTGCTATGCTTTACGACAAAGGTAAAGTTAATGGCGCATTAATTATTGCACCTAAAGGTGTTGTAGGCACTTGGTATAATAATGAGCTACCTACTCATTTACCAAACCACATAGAAAATGAAATTGTTTTATGGAAATCAGCTATTACTAAAAAACAACAAGAAAAACTGGATACATTGTTTCAACCAGGAGAAGATTTACATATACTTATTATGAATGTTGAAGCTTTTAGTACAACTAAAGGTATGGACTTTGCTAATAAATTTTTAACTTCTCATAGATCTTTAATGGCTATTGATGAATCTACTACTATTAAAACACCAACAGCTAAAAGAACTAAAAATATTCTTAAACTTGCAGAGTCTGCTATATATAGAAGAATAATGACAGGTTCTCCTGTAACTAAAAATCCATTAGATTTATATACACAGTGTGATTTTTTAAGTCCATGGTTACTTAACTTTACATCTTACTATGCATTTAGAAATAGATACGCAGAAATGAAAACACTTCATATGCATGGTAGACAAGTACAAGTGGTTAATGGTTTTAAGAATTTAGGTGAACTGTCTGATAAATTAAAGGACTTCTCTTATCGTGTATTAAAAGATGACTGTCTTGATTTACCTGATAAAATTTTTATAAAAAGACAAATACAATTAACACCTGATCAACGTAGATTGTATGATCAAATGAAAAAAGAAGCTATTGCTATTTTAAAAGGCAAACAATCTACAACTGTAAATACGTTAACACAGTTAATGCGGCTACAACAAATTACTTGTGGTCATTTTACTGCTGATGATGGTGGAACTCAACCTATCCCTAACAATAGAATTACAGAACTTATGGATGTTCTTGAAGAAACAGAAGGCAAAGCAATTATTTGGGCTCATTATCAGTATGACATTACTGCTATTATACAGGCAGTATCTAAAAAATATGGTCCGGGGTCCATTGTTGACTATTATGGATTAACGCCACAAGAAGAAAGACAGCCTAATATCAAACGTTTTCAGGATGACCCTAAGTGC